CGTTGATTGACACAAAATGATTTTGGTGTTATAATAGACATATTAAGGAGGCGTTATGCCCTGGATTCAAAACGTTGGAATTAGTGATATTAAAAGTGCTCGGCACTTTGAAGCTGGAGAAAACTCAATGCTGATCCAAATCTGTGATCCGGCATACGAGTTTCCTACTCCAATGAAGCAGTTCAAAGAAGTTCATCAGTTTGAGTTTCTCGACGTTGAGTCAACTGACAAACAGTTTGAAGAGTTTGCCTGTACACAAGCACAAGCAGACGAACTTGTTCGCTTACTGCAACATGCTCTAGACAATAGAATGAATGTAGTAGTTCATTGTCATGCAGGTGTGTGCCGTAGTGGCGCTGTCTGCGAAGTAGGCGTAATGATGGGCTTTAACGACACTGAAGTGTTCCGCAGTCCTAACCTACTGGTCAAGCACCTAATGATGAAGTCGTTGGGGTGGACTTATGACGAACAGGAGCCTCATTCAATCAATGGAGTTCCTTTAGCAAAAGATTGGACTAACAATAACGAAAAGGTGTTTACACTTGCTGACGCAAGGCGTAAGTATCGTTTTAACAATGGAGAAGATGTATGATATATCTACATAGAAAAGACATTACACTGATCGGCGAGATCATGGACGAGTTTCCTAATGCTCAGGCATTCCGACTAGACAGTGAAGAAGGTGGCGGCATTGGTGCTGTCTTAAAGTTAACGGTGACTACTAATATCGGCGGCAGACCCGCTGACGTAACTTTTGAAATCGCCGGTGTAGAAGACTGGTAAAAGTGTGGCTTTTTTGCCACTTGACATTTTGGATTCCTGGTGCTATAATATAGGAATAGTAAAGAAAGGAGGGCAATATGCCTAGCGTATTTTTAGTAAGCGATACGCATTTCGGACACGCTGGCGTTTGCCGCTTCACCCGAAATGACGGAGTTACAAAGTTGCGTCCCTGGGATGATCCTGCGGAAATGGACGAAGCAATGGTCAAGGCTTGGAATGAACGTGTCAAGCCCACGGACAAGGTCTATCACCTGGGCGATGTGGTTATTAACCGCAAGGCCTTAAAGACTCTTGCTCGCCTAAACGGCGACAAGGTGTTGATCCGCGGTAACCACGACATCTTTCGTGACACAGAGTATGGGGAGTACTTTCGAGAATTACGAGCATACCACGTTATGAACGGAATGATCTTAAGTCACATTCCTGTACACGAAGCTAGCTTAGGTCGCTTTGGTGTTAACATTCACGGCCACTTACACGCAAACCGCGTAATGAAAGCTCGAGGAGTTGATGCACGAACAGGTGAGGTGTTATACAGTGATGAGATTGACACACGCTACCATTGCGTATGCGTAGAGCAAACCCCTGACTTTGCACCTATACTGTTTGAAGATGTGATCAAGCGCATTGAAGCCGAAGGCGGTCAAGTAGGCTTTAAGAACGGCAACGGCCCTACTATGTAAGGCCGTTGTCATAAATATACTTTAAATGCGGGTGTAGCTCAGTGGTAGAGCCCTTCGTTGCCAACGAAGCTGTCGTGAGTTCGAATCTCATCACCCGCTCCATGAGTATAAAATAAATGAAAAGAATTTTTGCATTTGGTTGCAGTTATACAAGATACCTATGGCCAACGTGGGCAGATATATTAGCACACGATCTTGAGCCAGATCTATATTTTAATTATGCTGGTCCCGGCCTTGGAAATTATGCAATATATTCTAGGATGATAGAAGCAGATCTGCGTCATAAATTTACACCTGATGATATCATACTGGTCAATTGGACTGGTTGGGCAAGAGAAGATAAATTTTTAGCTCCGCATGGTTTTGAAAGAGGCTTCGGTAGTGTTTTACACGGTCATTTTTATGATGAAAAGTATATTAGAAAATATTGGTCTGTTGAAAATGATATTATAACAACTGCTAATGCAATTATCAGTGCTAACAGAATGTTTAATATAAATTATCAGTCTACACTCTATGACTGGGGCATTCCTGAAAGAACCATCGAAGGTATTAACAACGTGCCTAGGCAACACGCTATGTTTGAATTTTACAGTAATCATTTACCTAAAAATTTAGACATCTGGTTAGAAAACATAGATGCTGATTATCTAACTCCAGCTGATTCGTTTGGAGGAATATTTAACAGTACAGGAGTTTCTGCAACAGAATCACACG